CAAATCCATCAGTAAGCTGTTTAGCTCCTGTAGTTAAATTGCCATTATCTGTCAGTTTGATTAATGACTGGTAAGTATCTTTTATTTTATTTCCTGATAATGTAGCCATTATTTATTGTTTTTATTTGCAACTTTATCTTTATCTTTATCTATTCTGTTTAAGAATGATTCTAGCTTCACCACGTTGCTTTCTTTTGGTTTATATGTCTTTATCGTCTTACTATACATTTAAAGTACCCATGAATTAAAATTAACATCTCTATCAGGGTACATATCACCATTTTGGTTACTTGTGTACTCTGGAAATAAGCTGCTGTTAAAATCCATATAGTCAGTAAATCTTCTTGTATAGAACTCTGCTGTTTCAGTCACCTTAGCAAGCATCATTCTCATCTCTTCTAATGAAATCGTCTCTGAATTTTCCCCTCTATGTTTAAATACACCTCCATTGCTTATTTGGTACATCGCAAAAGGTATATATGAGCTTTGTGTGAACCAAACAAGCATAGGTTTTATGTATGTATCTAATAAACTTTTGTAATCAGAGTTTCCTGCATCATTTATTTCATCATTTATAATCAAATTCTGTAATTTAGTGTACAATTTACCTCCTAAGTAATTTTGTATATGAGTATCTTGTGCAACCTCTATAAATTGTATTAATTTATCTGCATCTACGTTACCATCTATTATAGACTTGCGTTTTAACTCATTTATTGTTATAAAAAGTGCTTTCTGTGCCATAATTAATTAGTTTTTGGATATGCACCTCCATTTGGCATATCAACAGGCCTTACAGGTACTTCTTTAGGGTTTTTAGGCTCCTTAAATCCATCCTTTACAGCGTCTGATGCCTCAACTTCGGTATCTACACTTATTTTTCTTTTATATACTCTTCTTTCCCAGAAATGATGACAGTTTTTACCTCCTTTAAACTTAAATAGGTTATATTTCTTGCCTTCATGTCCCAGTTCTTTATTTATTCCTCTTGTAGACATCTTAGTTATGTCCTCTTTTCTAAACACAACCTCTTTTGATGTTAAAGATTCTAATTGTTTACAGAATTTTCTACTTTTTGCAGAGTTTCTGACAGGAGAATAAGCGTACCTTACTTTATAACCAGAATTGTCTTGACTAGAACGCTTTGTAGGGCTTGCATCTTCTTCAGATACGCTTAATTTAGTTAAATCAAACTCCTCATTGTCATCTTTTACCGCTTCGGTATGTATAAGCTCCCATTCATCTGATACAACTTCACCTAACTCTTCTAATTGGCTATATATGTCATCTGCATCATCATCAGATAAATCTAATGGTTCTTGAGAGCTTAACTTTTCTCCTGTTTCTTCTTCTCTTTTTACTTTAGTAGATATATTGTCTAATTCAGTAAATTCTATTGGTTGTAGTGTTACAAAATATAGATTCAAGTAAATATTATTGAATGCTAATATCTCATCTAAACCATCTATTATACCTTGTTGGAAAGGTCTAATAACTATGTTATCCATAAGGATAGATGCTGTTCTTAATTCCTCTGCATTGTTACCAAAACCAGTATTGTCCTTTATACCTAATAATATAGGAGATACAATACCATGACCTAACATTATCTTCTCTCTACTTTCGTCAGCTAAGAATTGATACTGAGCATGAGCATCAGGAAGGTGTATAGGTTCCAAATCAGCTTTAGTTTCAATAGACTCATTAAAAGCCAATATAAACTTACCAGCATTAGAAGAGCCACTAAATTTATCATAAATTTTTCGTTCAATAAGTTCTTGAGTTTCTTCATTTGGTACTCCGTTGTTAAAGTTAATTAATAAAGAAGGCTGTAAACCATTTTTAATATTATTTATATGGTAATTACTTACCTCTTCTTCTAGGTTTGCATATTGCAAACAAGATTGATAGTCTACAGGAGAATAGTAATAAAATCCAGACCTATATGGTTTAAATATATATAATTCTATTAAATCTCTTTTACCTCCATTACCAAATGTAGGGATTCTTTTTGGTTTATCGCTAGGCTTTAAATCGTGCCATTTAGGATGATAATAATAAGCTTCTACTTTACCATCTTTAGCTTTTTCAGCTCTAAGAGTTTCCATAGGAAAATGTACTACTCTAGTTATTGCTGTTTTGCTTTTATTATATACTAATTGAACAGCCGCTTGGCCTAGCATTTTATAATCATTAACAAGTCTTCTTAAATCTTTAGGTCTAAGAAGTAATTTCATTTTAGCATACATTTCTGGCTTTTCACCACTATCTGTAGCTTCTAATCCTCTACCATAAATCATATCAACGATACCGTTAATACATCTGGCATTTGTAGGGCTGCCTAAATATCTATCAATTAAATCATCAAAATAACAATTATCCTCTCCATATTGAATCCATTCTTTATTTTGAACTTCCTTTATTTCTGGAACTTCATATCCTGATAGATTAATAACCCTTATACTTTTATTTTCCATATTATATTACTATGTATTCATCGTCTGACCCATCATCATATTGGTCATACTTATTTGCATTAAGAGTATGTATTACTTCATCATTTGTTTGAGAAGTTACATACGCCTTATCTCTATACCATAAACTTCCACCTTTACTGAATTGTAGATAATATCCATTCTCAGCAGTAAGTATATTAGAAGCTAATGTTACAGAAACAAAATTACCATTAACAGAAGCCGTAAGGTCTGTTAAGGTTTCACTTATATTTGTTCCATCTTCAGTTATTGTTAAATTAATACTAGACAAAGAAGCATTACTTCTTGGAATTATATTAATTGTTTGATTGTCTGTAGACGGTAGTAAACGTATCATAATATGATAACTATAAAAGCTTGATTTTGTTTTATAAAAAAGCTTTATACCCCTTTAGTATAAAGGAATATAAAGGGTTTTGTTTTATGCAAAAGAAAAGGAGGCCGAAGCCTCCTTACCTATTGTGTTTAAGAACCTAATGTGTTTAAGAATTAACAACATCAAATCCAACAGTAGCTGGGTCTGATTCCATAAAGAATGCTGGAGCTTGCTCCATTCCAGTTAACGTAAGTGTATATCCACTTAAGTCTCCCATAGCTCCTCCTGTTACGATAGTTCCTCCAGAAACATCCATTCCATGTTTAGCTCCTGCTAAGAAATAGTTTCCATTATTATCTTCAATGATAACATGAGGTCTACCAAAAGAAAGAAGTTTTAATTCTTTGTGGTCAGCGACACTTAATTTATGTAAAGTTAGTTCAAGTACTTGCTCGAAAACTGTAGTACCATTTTCTCTACTTGATTGAATGTTTTGAGTAAAAGATGAGTTACCTTTTATATCATATTCGTAAGCAGATGGTGTATTTGCAACAGCTTCAACAGCATCTGTGTTTGTAGAATCAAATGTTATATCTCCATAAAGGTCATCAGAATAATTTACAAACCAGATTTTACTTAACCCACCAACGCTGTCTTTACAAGGTTCTGTTCTAAAAAGTGATAAATTACAAGACATATTATTAGTTTTAAAGGTTATTAAAAAAGGCAGGCGGTTAAACCTGCCTTATTATTTATTATTATGCTAAAGTAAGTAATACTAAATCACTTCCAATACCATACTGTATACCAGCCGTAAATCTCATGATTACTCTTACATTTTGAGAACCATCAAGGTCAGCCATATCTAATACTTTTACTTCATTGTGGTCAGAAATTAATCCTGTACCGAAGTATAAGTTAGATTTTTGTCCTGCAACGATATGGTCAGTTGGCATACCTGGAGTATAAACAACTTCGATACCTTCAAAAGATAATGAAGCATTGTTGTTATACCATTGGTTTCCTTCAGATTTGTAACCAGCAGCACCTAATCCGTTAGCACCATATCCGCCTAAAGACCTGATATATGCTTGCCATGCTACAGGTGGTACATAGATTTTTAAATCTTCTTTACCATAAACTGCATTTGGAATTGCGTCAACAACATTACTTAATAAAGTAACAATGTTAGATGAAGTAAATGAAGTTTCAGAACCGTTAGCAGCATCGTTTACGTCTGAATCAGCAGCCATAGTTACTGTGAATCCGTCAAACTCACCTGCGTTTCCGTTTACACCACCCCAAATGTTTTGCTCAGTTTTTTGTGCAACTTTTGCAGCAACATGTCCGATTAAGAAATCAGAGAATTTTGGAGGTAGGTTATCATAAGCAGAGTATCCCATTTGAATAGCTTCCCAGTCACTTCTAAAGTCTTTTTTACAAAGCTCTAGGTTTACTTGAAACTCTTCTGGTTGTAGTATTCTTTCGTCTAATGTAATAGTAGCAGTATCAGTAAAATCACAAGTAGCGTCTTTAATGACGTTAGAATCACTTGCAAAAGTTTTGATTACTTCTTTATACTTTACATTAGGTTTAATTTCGATGTTACCCTTATCAAGAGTGTCACCGCTTAATAATGCAGCAGAGATATACTTTCCAGCAAACTCTCCAGCATAACTAGTTGTAATTGAAGTTGATGTAGCCATTTTAATTTAATTTAATTATAGTTTTATTTAGATATTTTATTAATTACTTTATCCATTAAAGTCATGCTTCTATTTTGACTATATAAATGGATGTTTTTATTCTCTACATTAGATTCAGGAGAATGAGCAATAGGCTCTACTTCTGGCTCTTGTGCAGACAATTCTTCTTTTTGTTCTTCTTGAACTTCTTCTTTAGTTTCTTCAGATGATAATTCTTCTGGAACTTCTGGAGACTCGTTTAAATCTTTAGACTCCATTAAGCTTTCATACATAGCTTTTAGTTCAGCTACGGCTTTACTAAGCTCTTCTTTTGTAGCGTAAAGCTCTTCTTTTTCGTCTTCTTTAACTTCTTCGATGACTTCTTCAGGCATTTCTTCAGAATCATGTTCAGCTAAAACGACATCTTCTTGTACTTCCATTTCTTCAACTTTTTCTTCAGTTTCAGAAAGAAGTATCTTTTTGAATTTTTCAACAATATCAGTAGCTTTCATATTATTATATTAAGATTATACTATAATACGATAACTACTTACTATAAAGAGTGTTGTATTTTTATGCTTTTTTCTGGATTATAAACCATTCAGAACCATCTGACCAAAGCATTAATCCTTCATAAGCAACATTCAATTCATAAGAGCTTAAAGAACCGTCTAATGTTTGACCAGAAACAGGAGTTAAATTAACTCTTGTGTTTGTATTAAACCCTCCGTTTGTAACAAACCTTATTAATCTGTTTGTGCTTTTAGAAGTTGTAGCATCTGGTAAATTCATAGTCATACTTCCTGCACTACCAGTCCAAGTTAATTTTATTAATCTTGTATCATCATAAGCTGAATCATCTAAATCTACAGTATCTCCTGACGAAACAGTAATATTACTAGCGTGTATATAATTTATAACTTGACTTATAGTTCCTTTTTTAGTTTCGCTACTCTGAACTACTGCAAAAATTTCTGGTCCTTGTAATTCTGTAGCTGCATTTAATTGAGATATTTTTTTTGACATTATTTATAGTATTATATTATTTCCATTTTCTTGTAATAAATTTGCTCCAGATTCAAGAAGTAAAACTCCTATTCCTGTTATTCTTCCAATACCCTG